AAGTCTCCGAATATTGCAGATGCACTTGTTATGTCTGAGTATTTTAACAATGTAGCGTTTGCTCTGTGGGGAGAAAGACAGAAGAGACAGGAAGAGAAAAGGAGGTTTTCACCTGCTTTCCCTAAACCTCAGAATGCTGGTTCGCAGCAGTGGATGGTACAGGGATGATTGCTGGAGATAATGTGGATCGAGCTTTTACTGGATCTGGCTTTTGGTGTTATATGTGGTTTTATAGCTATCGTTATTTGCAAGCTTATAAAGTGGTTGCCTTAAAAAGGAAAGATTAAATGCCTATAGCTGAAAGAGAAGAAAGCGCTTCTCAATTAGGATCAGATGCAAAAGTAGATGAGGATCTCGTAAAGCTTCTTGACTGGCTCAAGAAAGCAGAGCAAAGTACTCCGGAGATAACTTACAGGAGAGATTCTAAGGAGGACTACGATTTCTATTCTGGTAAGCAAGATACTGATGAGGTTCTGCAAGATCTTATAGCCTTAAAGCGTCCAGCTACAGTTTACAACGAAATAAAGCCCAAAGTTGATATGCTTATTGGCATGGCTGCGCAGACTAAGCATAAGGCTACTGTTGTTCCTGTTGGAACTGAGGATGAGCCACTGGTTGAGTTAATGGCAGGAACTCTGCACCATTTTCAAAGAAGGGAGAAGATTGCAAGGAAGGAGTTAGAGTGTTTTGAACATGCTGTGAAAGGTGGCAAATCGCTCCTTTCCTTCTATATTGATACATCTAATCCCTTCAAACCTGTAATTAAGGCCAAGAGATATGATGGAAGGAATTTCTATCTAGACCCTGACTGTCAGGAATATGATATGTCAGATGCTAGATACTTGTTCCTTGAAAAGTGGCTTACTGAAGAGCAGATAAAGCAGTTTTGGAAGGGCTTTAATACTTCTATGGCTCAGCAGTACAGTGCTGGAGGAGATAATCCGAAATTCTTTGATGAGGCAAGACAGAAGTACAGAATCATAGAAGGCTGGTACTACAAGTTTCTTGATGTTATTTACTTTGTAAATCCTATGACTAACAAAGTAGAATGGTTGATTCCAGCAGAGTTTGAGAAGTTTGAGAAAGCAGTAAGAGATGGTATTGATCTTGGTGATAGAGGAAGATTCCAGCAGGATGAACCAGTTGTACGACAGGAGTCCTTCAAGAAACAATATCATTATATGATCTTCTCTGGAACAGACAAGTGCATGGGTAGCCCAAGTCCTTACAACTGGGAAGGTATCCCTGGAGTATTCTATGGAGCTTTTAAAGACTACGATACCAATGCTTGGTTTGGTGCAATAGCTGCTATGAAAGATCCGCAGAGGACTCTAAATGTCAACAGGAGACAGTTGGTTCACCTCTTGCAGACACTGCCTAAAGGCATACTGATGCATGAGGTAGGAGCAATTCTCAATATTGAGGACTATGAGTCAAAGTCTGCTGAGCCAAACTTCCACCTAGAAATTGCTAAAGGTATGTTTGAGAAGGTCAAGTTCCAAGAGCAGCCTAGAATTTCTCCTATTTATGGACTGCTTGACAGGATGCTTAGTCAGAGCATTAAGGATGTTTCTGGCGCACAAGATTCACTTATGGGGATTCAGACTACCGGAAGGGAGCCTGGAATAACTGTTAGAGCAAGACAACAGACTGGGATTGCAGTAGTTTTCATCTTGTTTGATAATCTCAGAGAATCAAGACTGCAATGTGGAAAACTGCACATGTCTCTAATCCAGCAATATGTAACTGAAGAAATGGCTATCAGAATTGAGGGGCCTAAAGGCGCCCAGTTAATGCAGATTAACAGCCAAACAAATCCACAGACTACTGGATTCAACGATATTACTGCTGGTGAGTTTGACTATGAAATGGAGGAAACTACTGAAACAGCAACTATTAGAGCAGCTACCGCTCAAATGCTTGTGGATTTCTCCCAGAATAATCCTGGTGCAATTCCTGTAGACATTATCCTGGAATATACAGATCTGCCATATTCAGCAAAGCAAAGGGTTAGGGAATATCAGGCAGCTCAACAAGCTGCTGAAAAGGAAGCAAATGACAGAGAGTATGAGCTTCGTCTTAAAGAGATTGAAGCTAAGAATAAACCTAAAACTAAAGAGTAAAGGAGTTTAACAAATGGCAACAGGTACACCCACTGTAGAGCCGCAAAAGGCTGATGAAGAAGTTTCAGCGTTTGAGGGCTTAGATGGAGATGAAGGTGAAGTTGGTAAAGATGAAGGTGGAGAAACCAAGACTGAAGAGGAACTAGCTGCAGAAGCTGCAGAGGCAGAAAAACTTGAGCAGCTAAAGCCCATCCAGAAAGAAGATGGGACTATGGAGACTGAGGCAGAAGCCAAGGCAAGAGTTGAGGGTGCCGCAGCTGCAGAACCTACTGAGACTGAAAGGCTCAGGGAGGAGGCAAAGGATCTCCGTCAAATGCTTCGCACTTTCAAGCGTGAACAGGTGCAGATGAAAGCCAAGATTGATAGGCTTGAAAAGAGGCCTGTGAAGGCTGGTGAAGAAGGTGAGGAAGGAGAAGAGGGAGAGGCTGGAAAGAAGGTAGAAGAACCTCTAAGTCGGGTAGAAGAGCTCCAAGTGGGAATAGCCCAGATTGGTCAGGAACGTGGAGCTGCTCTGGATATTCTTCTTGAAACGATGGAGCAGGGAGCATACAAGGATGTTAAAGAAGTTTGCTCAAGAGGCAACTTTGATGACATTTTCGAGGCCATTGCGACGGAAGTAAACAAGGACACTGGAAAGGATCTTAACGAAGCACTTCTGGAAGTGGAACTGAATGTCTGGGCCAAGGAAAATCCTTATAAGTACATGTATGATCTCATCAAGAAATACCACCCTTCTTATATTGAGAAAGAAAAACCTGCTAAACCAGGTGAGAAGAAGCCAACTATCGTTGAAGCTCCAGGGAGTATTGCTGATAAAGGTGGGGATGGTAACATAGCAAGCGGATGGACAGCTAAAAGGATTGACGATATGCCTGAAGATGAGCTGGATACTGTCCCTGTAGATGTGTATGATAAGTATATGAGAGGTGAACTAAAGTAGGAGGTTAAGGATGGCAACAACACCTAAAACGCAATTTGCTACTAATGATGCCTTAACCAGGAAAAAGTGGGCGAAAGACCTTTTCAAGGTTATCCTTCCTGCTGTTGAGTACAGTTACCTTGTAGGTAAAGGTGAAGACTCTATTGTGCAGTTGAGGACAGAACTTGGTAAGGGAGAGGGTGACAAGATCACCTTTGGAATCCGCCTGCCACTGACTGGAGAAGGTATCGTCGGTAGAAAGACAGTCGAAGGAAATGAAGAGAAGCTGATCTTCAAAGACTTCGATATGACTATTGAGGAACTGAACCATGCAGTAGATACTGGTGGTAAAATGGAAGAGCAGAGGATTCCCTGGGATTTGATGTCTGAGGGAAAGAACGGTCTCCAGGATTGGTGGGCTGACAAATTGTCAGACATCCTCATAGCTACACTGTGCGGAGATACTACCTTTACAGTAGCTGGTGAGATCTTTGCACAGGCCTGTACAGCACCAACTAAGCACCTGACGGTGAATGATACAGCTGAGGCCAGTATCACCTCTGCTGATGTTCTGGACTTGCATTTCCTGGACAGAATGAAGCAGAGAGCCCAGATGCCAACTCCTGGCACTAAGGAGTACAAACTACGGCCTCTTAAGAAAGGCGGGAAGGATTACTTCAGAGTGATTCTGCACACCTATGTCTTTGACGCTCTCCGTCAGAATATGAACGTGGGGCAGTGGGGCGATTTGCAGAGGGCTGCAGGCAAACTCCAGATTCCTAATGTGGAGTTCGAGTATAATGGTATGCTCGTCACCAAGTCTGAAAGGATCAGGTCACCTTATACCAATGTGTACAGAAATGTGCTGTTGGGCTGTCAGGCTGCTACATGGGCTTGGGGTGGTGCTGGTGAGAGCAAGGGCTCAGTCATGTCGTTTGTGCCCTATGAGAAAGACGCCAAACGCTTCGTAATGATCCGTGGCGGAGGCATCTTCGGAGTGAAGAAGGTCGTGTTCCAGTCTGAGGACTACGGAGTCATCACTGGTTCAAGTTATGGAGCTGCACTAACCTAATAGGAGGGAGTTATGACAGACAAATTTAGTCACAAGCTAGCTGATAACTATAAGCTGGCAATGAGTGGGCTGTTCATCCATCCTACTGCAGCTACGTACAATCTTGTTCGTATTCCTATGTGTGCCCTTGTAGACGATGTTTGGCTTGAAGTTACTGAGGCTTGTACAGCAGCCTGTACTATTACCATTGGCTGGGGAGCCTATGGCTCCGTAAGTGCTCAGACTCAGGGTTTCATGTCAAATGATATAGCCAAGCCACAAGAGCTTGGCATGAAAAGAGCACAAAGGGACAACCTGCTCTCGTTTCCTGGCAGGTACTTCGAGGCTGGTAGTAGCATTTTGACTACCACACTTGTGGGTACCTTCACTGCGGGTAAGTTCAGAATATTCATGGGATATTCAGTTATCCGCTAACTTCAGAGATTTTAGGAGGTTCAATTATGACAACTGCGACAATATTAGATCTCAGGCGAACTGATCTGAGAACGAACGTTCTGGAGAATCCGTACTGGATTTCTTCAGGAGTAATGACCCTTGCCTGTGATGATAAGGGTGCGTTGCTTTTCTCTTTTCCAGCAACTGCATCGGTGTCTCCAGGATACGGAACTGGCGGCTTGGTTCTCCTGCATGATCTGGTTCTTGAGGTGAACACAGTCTTTGCAGGTGGGACAATTGCTGCAGTGATTGGCAATTATTCACTTGCAACTGATGCTGTTACAACTGATGGGATCTGCACAGAGATTGATCCCAATATGTACTGGGAGGCTACTGCAGGTGCAGCTGATTTCATTGCAACTGGGTTCCACCCTGCAGGTGCAAGTGCGTTCGTGACAGACAAGGCTTCGGGATTGTACACTACAGACAATTCCATCATTCCAGTCGATGCAACAGTGATCTGCATAGTTGCTACTATCACCAGCAACGCAGCAATCACTGGTGGAGCTGCTCGTCTCCATGCGCTAATCAGCGTTTTGCCCAATACGTAAGCCAAAAGGTCAATAATTGACCTTTCTGGGCATGGCTGCTTCTAGGTAGGGTGGTGGTAACTGCCGGCCACCACCCTTTCTAAACCTTGGAGGGTGTTGCATGGATAGACTGGAGATCAGGACTGAAGTAGAGAATATCGTTCAGGACGCAAGTTACGGTATCGAAGCTCTAGATGGGTACATTGACCAGTGCATCTTGTATGCTGGAGCACAGGTTGAGATACCTGCTTTAAAGAGAATTGATACTGTAGACACCGTCCTGTCCCAAGCATATGTAGCTCTAACTGGGCTCACTGGAGGTTTCTCTGGGAAGCTCAGGAGGGTGAAGAATGCTGATGGAGATCCTATAACCATCTTTGCCAATCTCGAACTGTTGATGGATGAGTATCCAACAATGATAGAGGTTGGTGATGTTGAATCTGTTGCTCTGGAGGGTTCTACTCTTTGGTATCAGAAGATACCAGAAGCAGTGGAGACTCTCACCTGCCTGTATTACCGAGATCCAGCCACACCAAGTACTGATGGTGACTCACCCAGCGATTTTCCAATGCACCTCCACAGGGATCTGTTTGTCCATGGAACTGCATGGATTGTATATGATCAGATAGAGGATGATGCAGAGAACGCAGAGGAAGCAAAGGTCAATGCTAGGAGTCATTTTTGGCAGTCCTTCGATGAGAATAACAGGCATTCTGGTATTACCAAACTCAGGGAATGGATAGCAAAGACCAGGAGACACAACATTAGCAGCTCTTGGAGACAATGATGGCTAAGAAGCTAAGTCTGTTTAAAGGTGCTGTAGGTATCAATAACAAGATTGACCCTGTTCGCCTTAAGTATAATCCTGAGACTGGTGTGCAGGAGCTGGCTGCTGGTGTTAATATTGATATTGATAGCTCGATGAGAATAGGCAGACGGAAAGGTTATACCTTAGAACTGGCAAAAGCTTCTCACAGCCTTTTTCCTTGTGACGGATATTGCTTATTCGTGAGCGGTGATGCTCTTTGTGTATTGGAACCTGATTACTCTTGGACTGCTATAAGGAATGTTACTGTAGGAGCACGTGTTAGCTACGCTAAGGCAGGAGGCGACATTTACTATGCTAATGGGTATGAGAAGGGCATTGTCAGAGATAGAGTCAGCTATGGCTGGACAGCTGCCAGCTACGTAGGCCCGCCTACGACGAAGACATTCAGCGATCCACCTACTGGACATTTGCTTGAGATTTACAATGGAGTAATGCTGATAGCTAAAGGTAGAGTTGTCTGGCACTCAGAACCATTTGCTTTCAGCTGGTTCGACTACGCAAGCGGCTTCATACAGTTCAATGATACAGTCACAATGATGAAAGCTGTACAAGATGGAGTTTTCATAAGCACAGAAAAGGAAACCTTTGCTCATGTAGGTGTAACTGTGAAGGAGTTTAAGCAGAGCAAGGTTGCTGACTATCCAGCTATTGAAGGTACAGCAGTAACGGTACATGCTTCAAGGATTGGTGATGGCAGTATGAGTGGCCTTGCTGCTATGTGGGCTAGCAAGGAGGGAATTTGCTTTGGTGGGCTTGATGGGTATTTTAAGAATCTTACAGAGAGAAGGCTGGACTATCCTGCTGCCAGATATGGAGCTGGATTGTACAGAGATGGAAAGTATATTTGTTTATTAAAACCTTAGGAGGTTAAGATGACACTTAGATTAAGTACACTGCTGAGACAGCAGTTGATGGGAGTGCGAGAGACCTACGCAGCTACCACGATTGCTGCAGTTGATACGCCAGTATTGACTGACAGTGCCAGCCAGTTCCTTATTGAGGGCTGGAGGCCTGGGATGAGATTTGAGGTCTCTGGGTTTACAGGTACTTCAGCTAATAACCAGCTGTACGTTGCTGGTGATGTGACTGCAGGGTCTATGGTGGTCACTGTGGAGGTTCCGCTGGTCAATGATGCTGCAGGTGAAACTGTCACATTGACAGCATACCCACAAAGCTTCAGAGACTGCTTTACCTATGGAATCCTGGCCATCTACACTGGATCGCAGCCAGCAACAGCAGATCTTGCACCGACAGGAACCTTACTGCTTTTGATCTCAGTAGCATCTGGAGCTTTTGTACCTGGTGCAGCAGCTAATGGTCTGGAGTGGGATGAGCCAGTGGCTGGTGTTCTTGGAAAGAGCAGCGCTGTCTGGTCAGATGCAGGATTGGCAACAGGTACCGCTGGATGGTTCAGGTTCTGGTCTAACAGCTATAACACGATTGGTGCTGCTACTGGTGCTAACTGTCTTTGCTTTGACGGTGCAGTAGGGACAAGTGGTGCAGAGCTCAATCTGTCCTCAACAGCTATTGTGTTGGCTGCTACTACAACTATTGATGAGTTTGAAGTAACACTACCAGCGAGCTAATAACCAATGCCTTCTGGATGGTCTGACCTAACACTGCCAGGCCTGACAGGGTCTGGTGCAGGTAACTTCAGGGGAGCTCCGTCACTTCCAGCGATTGTTGTAAGCGCTCTTGGTGGCTCTAGTAGTGGCATTGGAGCCGTTACTCTACCTGTACCTACTTCTGCTGGTAGAAGAGGTGCAGTTGTTGAGCTTACTCTTCCTGTTCTTACTGTTTCTGCTACCGGAGCAGGTGGCGCATTAGCAGCAGTTACACTACCAGCTCTGGTAGCTGCAGGACGTGGTGGAGTACGTGTAGCAGTAGAACTACCTGCTCTGACTGCTGAAGCCAGTGGAATGGTTGGTGTTGCTGGAAGTGCTCGTCTGGAACTTCCAATTCTTACAGTTGCTGCAGATGGAACTGTGAGGATTACTGGTGAGACTGATCTCAGTCTTCCAGTACCAATAGTTGTTGCTACTGGACTGCGAGGTGAACTGGCTGAGGCAGATATAGATCTTCCAGCAATCACAGTTTCTGCCACGGGATACGTTGATACTGATGGAGAGGCAGACATAGACCTGGTGATGCTGGCAGTTCTTGGTCGTGGAGTATCTAATGCTTATAGATTCTATGACTACGTATTGAGGTATGAGAGGTAATGGAGCTTCCAATCTTCTATGTCTATGGAACTGGAGCTGTCCCTTATAGAGAGGAGCATTTGGGAATCTGTATGGAACTCTCATTGCTAGCACCTACTCAGTATTCCAACTATAACTTCGATGCTATGTGTAAGTTTGGTGATGTTTACCTTGGGTGCAACGAGCTTGGAGTATTCTCCTTAGATGGAGATACTGACAGCAATATCCACATTGATGCTTTCTTTGAGCTTTCGCTCACTGACTTTGGAGTTCCTAACCAGAAGAGGATAAGGAAGGTTTACCTGGGCTATGAAGCTTCAGGCTCACTGGTACTAGAGGTCAAGGATGATGATAATAATGTTCGTAGGTTTACCATCACAGCTGCCTTGGACAACCAGAGGCAACACGGAGTACGAGTGCCAGTTGGCAGAGATGGCAAGGGCAGGTACTGGGCTTTTAGGCTGGAGAATGTTGAAGGATGTGATTTTAGTGTTGATAGTATGGATGCACTGATAACAGTGCTTTCAAGAAAGTCAGGCAAGACTATGACTAATGTAGGCAGGATGAGACTACCATCGCTTACCATTCGTCCTGGGATAATCAATGGCTGAAGATAAAATATATGTTTGGTTAGATCTGTTCGACGCAATGCTTTCTTGGATCGTTGGCAATGTCACTGAAATGATTGTCATTGACAAGGTTCCTGAGACTGAAGAAGAGGCTACTGCAGCTATACCTCTTGCTCTTGCGAGGGGAGAAGTGATTATTGCTGGACCAGAAAGTGATGGAAATGATAGGGTAATTGTTATACAGCCTGTGCAAATTCTTGGTCTGTCAGATGGTGTTGCCGGAGCTGCAGCCTTGCTGGATCAGGAGAATAGGCTTGTCTATGCAGTACCGCTTGAGGAAAGTGTTATGGTAGAAGTTGGAGCCAACGTAAGATTGCTTAACTGGTGCATAAGGAATGTAGCACCTACTGTTGGCTGTGTAATTCCGGTGGCAGAATGATACCTCCTAAGGTGATACTAGAGGGCGATAAGGATAAAGCAGAAGAGCTGCGAGCTTTTGCATTGAGCCAGTTGAGAATTCTGCATAACCTTATGTCCTTTAGAGGCTTGAAGCAGGATGTACGTGTTATCAGGTTTGCGAGCGGAGCTGCTGTTCATGTAGACTCAAATCATGGCTTGGATACAATAGTTATCTATAGTCCGCCTGTGGTAAGGGTAGAGAAGGTTGAAGTGAGAGAGGAATTGGAGATCACTTTAAGACCTAAAGGAGCAACACACATACAACTTGCTGGGCCTGTAGGAATACCTGACTGTGAAGACTATGATATTCCAGAGATTACTCTAGGTAATGAAGAACTTCCAGCAATAGGAAGAAACGACTGGGGATGGATTACTGTCAGAGGTGGATTTCCTTCACTGTTTGAAGATGATCCAACAAGGCAGTATAAGTATCACTGGGAGATTGAGGGGCAAGGTTACTACATTGATGTCTTGGGAATGTTGACTGAAGAGACCAAGGAATCTAACAAGTACAAGACTCACACTACACCTCTTGCATTTCTGGGTTGGTGTGTAAATGGGCCTGGATTGGATAGCAAGTTTGCTTGTGAAGCTGCTGGACTTGAATGGGCTTATGGAGGTTCCAAGATCAGAGTTTGGACTGATGAGACTGTCTGTGGGCCTGCTTTGATTACAGTAACTGATGATTGTGGAAATGAAGTGCAAAATGTGATTCCTTACGGAGAACAGCTGGCCTGGGCCAGTACTAATCCTACAGAGATAGTAGGAACGCCATATACTGTACTCCACATAGAGCATGGAGAACCTCCATTTACTTGGACTATTGTTGAAGGAGATAACTGGGGCTTTAGTCAAGACTGTAAGGATAAGGTGAAAGTAACAAACTTCAGGGGCGTCGATGTTTATGCCTGCGTAGTCCTAGGATGTGAGACTGGAGCAAGCTTCACTGTAGTTGATGATTGTGGCACTGAGGTAGAGGGCTCATTTGTAGTAGTTGGATTGCCTTTCAGGTTTAAGCACCCAAATGCCCCAGATGAGTTAGGATATTTGCCTTGTCTGGGCAATGCACAGGTTGAGATAGAGGGAGGTGTTCCTCCGTTTACATGGGAGGGTCTTGCTCCTGGAGTCTCCTTTAGTCCGTCTGATCCAGATCTTATCCAGTTGATAACTGATAAGAGAAAGGTTGATCTCTATCAGCACGATTGTGTATACTGTGGAGGGTCTACTAAAGTCCTGGTGATAGATCTTTGTGATATGACGACTAAGTACGATCCTCAAATAACTATTGGGCCTGTTGATGGCGAACTGGATACTAGTGGCAGCGATGAAACTATTGACGCAGGAGACACAGCAAATGTAGAAGCCTTGGGTGGAGAAGGCCCTTACAACTGGTCTGTTGCTGGGAATGGATTCACGATTCCGCCTGTGACTGAAGAAGGTAGCAATATTCTTACTGCAGATGTAACAGCATGTGGACCTGCTCTTGTTACAGTGACAGATCATTGTGGAAGAAGTAGTATTATAAGTGTGCGATGTACTGAGGGTGAATGGGTTCTCAAGTCTGAGAACTGCCAGATTCCTGGTTCAGGAGTCTTCCTTGCGTATTACACTGGAATACAGTGTAAGAACGGCTACGAGAACTGGTGCAGGCTGACTTATGAGTATAACTTAGTCGAGGGATATAGATGGCAACAACAGTTTACCTGTGTGGAGAGAGACACTGATATACCTCCTGACTGTGGTTCGGGGTTCGGAAACTGTATCGATCCCAACTGGGGCAGTTACCCTTATAATAATGGAGATAACATAAACAGTATCAGCGGTCTGTACTACTACGAGTGGGAGTGCCCACCGTGAGAGACTTATCTTATCTCCAAGCATTTTCGCCTAAGTCTTTGAGAGAAGCAAGGCGTATACTGAAGGAAGGGTTTACTGCAGAGGATATAACAACCTTTCTGGCAGGCTCTTTCGAGCGTACTATGAAGAATGCTTCTCCTGAGAGAAAGAGGCAATTTGTAGAAGACATGAAAAAGAGGGGCTGGATACTTAAGAAGCCCTGTGGTGGTTGTAAGAAGGAGGCAAAAGCATGGCTTATGTAACAGTGCCAACATTGAGTCCTCAGAGCCCTATGTCGCTAAGTACTCCTGATGCTGCAACTCTGGCAATCGAGAAGTTCGCAGATGCTAAGAACTATGCAGGAGATGCCTTTGGAGAGGCCAATGCTTATCTTGCAGTACTGAGCGCACTGTTTGCTAGTGCCAGTATGCCTGATGTTGACATCAGCTATGACTTCCAAGATGTTGTGCTAGATGCTGAGATTGAGAGTAAGAGGCCAGTAGAACCTACAGATGCTCAGCTGACCCCTGAGGATATAACTCCGCCAAGCCTTGGAGCTATTGAAGGTGTTGTCGTTCCAGTCATTACTACTCCAGTTGACGATACTGGGAGCTTGGTGTCTGACTTTGTCTACAATGAAGATGTGTACTCCTCAGCACTGGCGCCTGCTGTAAGAGCAGCATTGCTCAATTATGTAGAGAACGGTGGCGTTGGACTTGGTGCTGATGTTGAGGCAGCAATTTGGGCAAGAGCACAAGCGAGGCAGGAGTTAGTAAATGAGAGAGTCTACAATGAAGCACTTGCGTATTTCTCATCAAGAGGATTTACCATTCCTCCTGGAGCATTGGCTGGAAGATTGACTGAGGCATTGGCTGAGCAGACTAGAGCTAATGCGCAACTGAACTATGAGATAATGATTGAGCAGGCAAGGCTGGCTCAAGACATGACGAAGGCTGCTTTGACTATATCAGTACAGTTTGAGGGAGTTGAAAAGGAGTTTGCTAGTAATGTAGCAAACAGAGCTCTTGAGAAGGCAAAGGCTGGTTGTGATATTGTCATAAGAGTCTACAGTGCTAAGGTTGCAGCGTATGCTGCAAGGTCTGAAGCTGCGAGGGTAAAGACTGCAATTGCTGAGATTCAGGCCAACGTGCAGATTGCTGCAAATGCTCAGACAGTGGAAGTCTACAAGGCTGATACTGAGAAGTATAAGGTGCAGTTGGCTCATGAACTTGGAATCATTGAGAGTGTTGCTAAGGTCTATATGTACAAGATGTATGGCTATGAATCAGATGCTAAAGTAGCTATCGGAGTTCTGGAGGCGCAGGTTAAGAAGTATGAGGGAGAGATAGCTCAGGCCAGCAACCAGACAACACTGTCACTGAAGGAGGCAGAACTGACTCTTAATGCTTACATTGGAGCGCTTGCTTTGCAGGAAAGAGCTGCATCAGGGAGTGCAAGCATTGCTGCGCAGCTTGCTGCAAGTGCGTTGAATTCTGTCAATGCCAGTGCAAGCCTTGGATACAGTGTTGGACTGAGCAGGTCTGATGGTGTTACTGCTCATCAAGCAGTATCAAATGCAGGTGATTTGTCTGAACGACATACTTATGTTCATGAAGCATAGGAGGAGAAATGGTTAGCAGAGCAGAACTTACAAGAATGGGTCGTATGGGCTTCAGTGATGAGGACTATGCAGAGTGGCTCAAAAGGACAATTGCTCGCAGGAAAGATATTCAAGCTCATGAGACAGCTCTTGCAA